GGTGTCAAATGTCTAAAGTTGGAAGACCGTCAAAATTGAATGAAATCGTGATTCAAATGCTTGAAAAGGCATACAGTTTAGGCATGTCTCCAAAACTAGCATGTCACCATGCTTCTGTATCTCAATCCTCATACAATACTTGGATGCAAAGAGGAGAACAGGATCGATATGATGATGAAGACACAATATTTGCAGATCTGAATAGGAGAGTAAAAAAAGCAAGGTCTAATCATGCACTTGCTAATCTTGCTTTGATTCAGAAGGCAGCCAAAGAGGAAAAGCAATGGACTGCGGCCGCTTGGCTCCTCGAAAGAGTACACAAGGAATATCAAAAACAATCTGCTCCGGTTGTAGAGGTGAATGTAGATAATAGACAGTTATCAGTGGTTCAGTTGATGAAGGAATTGCAGAACTCAGATGAAGAGATTAAAGAGTTGATTGCTAGACCTGTGATAGATCTAGATGAGGAGTAAAGAATGAATGCAAGTATAAAGAATGTTCATTTTGGGAAATGGTTGAATAGGAAGATAGGATCGAAAACGCACTTCTGTCAAAGGTTTGAATGGAAAAGCAGAGAATTATTAAGATGGTGTCAGGGTAAGAACTTTCCTAAGTCACCAGTATTATCTCAACTTCTCTATGATCTACATTTGCATATAGGTCAGGAATACACATCACTACTAGCAGAGTGTCACGAACAACTTATGAAGGATCACAAAGTTTATAAATATGAGCAGGAAAAAATTAGAAGACAATCTGAAAAAGAAGCAACAACTGATTGAATATGCAAAGAACTATCCTCTTTCAGTTTCTCTTCTTTGGGTTCCTCATTGCCACAACTACACAGGCATAACAGGAGAACGTGAACGCGGTTGTGGTAGACCTATGAAAAGAATCAAAGGTGATCTATATAAGTGTGATCATTGTGATATCACTGAGAAAAGAACATCACAACAGCATAGCCTTCTCTCTTTGGGTTCTGAAAGTACTTTGATATCAGGAGGAAACAGAGCAGGAAAAACAGAAGTAGGTGCATGTTTATCTGTAGCCTTTGCAAGTGGTTCAAAGGAGCAATATGTCAAAGATTGGTTGCAACTTAATAACCTACCTCTTGATCTAGTTCCTAAGAATCCTAGTACTGTCTGGTGTGCTTCATTGAGTTACAAAGACGGTCTTGAATACCTACGTCCAAAACTAGACAAATATCTTCCTGTAGGTACAAAGAAAACACGTTGGAATTCACAAGATCGTGCTGTTGCTATCCTACCAAATG